GGCTCAATTATTCCGCAAGTGCCTGATCTGGCTATCAAGCGCTGCTGCCGTTGCGGGAATGAGCATCCTGCAACGGCTGAATTCTTCGGAAAATCAAAGCGCGACGGCATGTTTGCTCAATGCAAGCAATGTCGTCGCGGTGCGTATCACGGCGCTGCGATGGAGAAGCGTAAGGAGAAATATGCATCAGATCCTAAGTTCCGAGAGCTGGCGCTTTCATCTTCAAACGCTGCCTATCACAAGAACCGAGATGAGTACCTTGAGAAACAGCGCAGATATTCTTCCAAGCCGGAAAACATCGAGAAAGCGAGACAAAGATCGCGTCAGTGGCAAATAGAAAACCCGGACCGTGTTCGCGTAAATATCGAAAACAGACGGGCAAGGCTAGCCAATGCTCCAGGGTTTTATTCGGAGCAAGATGTTATTGAAATGCTGAATAGACAAGGCCGTAAGTGTCATTACTGCGGCTGTGATGTAAGCAGCGGAAAGCACACCGTTGACCATTCAATCCCCATATCTCGAGGCGGGTCGAACTGGCCAGAAAACCTTGTTGTTTCGTGTGCGAGATGCAATGCAATTAAAGGCGTGAAGACGCCGCCCGAGTTCTATGAATATTTGATCAAAAGGAGCCAAAAATGGCAAAGCGCGTAGCTGGAATTTGTTATGTGAAAGTGGATGGCGAACAACTGGAAGTCTCGGGCGGCATCGAGTGCCCGATTGTCGACATCAAGCGCGAGACCGTCATGGGCCTCAACGGACCGGCCGGGATCAAGGAAACCGCGCTTGAACCCTTCGTCAAGGTTAGCACCATCTTCATGCCGTCCTTCCCGCTCGCCACGCTGCAGAGCAACACGGAAATGACGATCACCGCCGAATATCCGAACGGCAAGGTCTACACCCTGTCCGGCGCCTTCCTCAAGGGCGAGCCGGCGGCAAAGGGCGAAGACGGCACGATAGAACTCGAATTCGGCGGTAAAAAGGGAATCTGGAATTGACCGCCGTCACCGTCCCCCTGAGCAAGCCGGTCACCGCGCACGGCGAGGAGGTCGGCGAACTCGCCTTCCGTGAGCCGCTGACCAAGGACGTGATCGAACTCGGCCTTCCGACCCTGATCGTCGTCGGAGACGACGGAGGCAGCGGCGTCGAGGTGCGGACCAAGGTCGTCGCCCGCTATATCAGCCGCCTTGCCGCCGTGCCGATGAGCACGGTCGAAGCGCTCGCCCTGAAAGACTACAACGCCGCCAGCGCGGCGGTGATCGGTTTTTTCGGGACGGGCGATGGCGAAGCGGCGCCGAACTGACCGATCGCGTCTTCGAAGTCGCCTACTTCTGGCGGGCCAGCCCCGCCACCGTGCTCGCCCTGCCGCTCCCGGAATACCAGCTCTGGGAGCGCCAGGCCGAACGCCTCGCTGAAAAAATGCAGCCCAACGACGAGTAATCACCATGGCCGATAACTGGCAACTCAAAGCGGTCCTTTCCGCCAACTCAGCGGGGATGATCAAAGCCCTGACCGAAGTCGGCAAGGTCGCCAAGAACACGCGCAAGTACCTGCTCGACGTCGGCAGCGCCGCCGGCAACTTTACCGGGCGCCTCGGCATGCCGGTCGCGTTGCTTTCCGGTCTCGCCGCCGGCTTCTCGTTTTCGGCGATCAAGACCGCCGTCACCGGATTCACCGAAATGGGCGAGTCGGTCTATCGCGGCGCCCTGCGCGCCGGCATGGGCGTCGAAGAATACCAGCGCATGAAGTACGTCGCCGAACAGGCCGGCGTCGGCGTTGAAGCGCTGGAAAACTCGGTCGGCAAGCTCAACCTGAATATCGGCAAGGCCGCCGCCGGCAAGAACCAGCCGCTCGCCCAACTGATGGCGCGCCTCGGCATCAGCACCCGCGATGCCAATGGCCAGGTGCGCGCGGGGATCGACCTGCTGCCGCAGCTCGCCGACGCCTTCAAGCGCAACGAAAACCCGGCCGTGCGCGCGCGCATGGGCATGGCACTGTTCGGCAAGTCGTGGGCTGACATGGCCCCGCTGCTGATGGAAGGCTCGGAAGGCATCACCGCCAGCCTCGAACGCATGAGCCGCCTCAAGGGCGTCATCAGCCCGGAAGACATCCGTGGCGCCAAGGATCTCGGCGACAAGTTCAAGGACTTGAACATGGTCACCAAGGGTTTCCAGATGACCATCGCCAAGGAACTGGCGCCGGTCATCAAGCCGCTGATCGACGATTTCGTCCTGTGGTCCGCCGCCAACAAGAAGCTGATCGCCGTCGAGGTCAAGGCCTTCGTCCGCGACATGATGGAAGGCCTGCGCCAGGTCGATTGGAGTGGAATCATCCGGGGAGCGCGCGATTTCGCAGCCGGCCTCGGCAAGCTGGTCGATTTCCTCGGCGGCACCAAGAACGCCCTGATCGCCCTGGCGGTCGTCATGAACCTGCAGACCATCGCCGCCTTCTTCGGCTTGATCGGAGCCGCCGGCCGCCTGATCTGGTATCTCGGTGTGATGACCGTGACGGCGATCCCCAAGGCAATCATCGCCATGGGGCTGTACACGCCCGCTACCACGGCCGCCGCCGCCGCGACAACCGGCCTCGCTACCGCCACCACCGCGGCCAACGCCGCCGCCGTCGGCTGGCTCGGAAACCTCAAGGCCGTCCTTGGCGTGCTCGGCTCGATCGCCGCCGCCGCCGCGCCGCTCGCCGTCATGTGGGGCGTCAAGAACTGGGCCGAGGACCAGTCCAACGATCAGGGCCGTGTCTCGGGAATTCAGGGATTCGCCTCGATGCTTCCCTTCAACCGGGATTCGGCAATCGAGGCCATCCGCCAGCGCAATCGCGCCGATCTGGGAGGCGAACCGACGCCGCTGGTCGGGCAGGCCGGCCGCGTCAAGGCCGATGGCAAGATCGACATCAACATCAACGGCCTGCCGCAGGGCACCCGCGTCGATCAGAAGCCGGCCGGCGACATTCCGTTAAACGTCAACGCCGGATACCGATCCGACGCGCTCGGGATGGTCTGGTAATGGCACGCCGAAAACTTTACGAAGACCTGCGCCCGGCCTCCTTCCGCGGCGTCTCCTTTCAGGTCGATGTCGCCTCTCTCTCCGCCGGCCGCCGCGTCCAGGTTCATGAATACCCGCAGCGCGACCAGCCGTGGGTCGAAGACCTTGGCCGCGCCACGCGCGAGATCAGCTTCACCGGCTTCGTCGTTGGCGAAGACTACGTCGACCAGGCAAACGCGCTGCTGGCAGCGCTCGAGGAGGAAGGCCCGGCGACGCTGATTCACCCGTGGTTCGGCGAGCTCAAGGTATCGGTCAAGGAACTGGCCCGCGTCGCTTTCGACGCCGCGCTTGGGCGCGCCGCCTTCGAGCTCGCCTTCATCGAGGCCGGCGACCTGACCTTCCCGCAGCCGGGCAGCTCGACCGGCGCCGCCGCGCGCATCGCCGCCGGCGACCTCGAAAACGCCAGCATCGCTTCGTTCGCCGACAATTTCAGCGTCAAGGGCTTTCAGGATTTCGTCTCCAGCGCCGCCAATGGCAACCTGGCGGAAACGCTCGGCTTCGTCGGCGGCACCACCATCGGCAAAGTTCTTGGCTACGCCAACGGCCTCGCCGCCTCGATCACCGCCTGCCAGGCGCTGATCAGCGACCCGGCCTCGCTCGGTTACAAGGTGCTCGGCATGTTCGGATTGTCCGGCATCGCCACGACGTATGCCGCCTGGAAAAACATCGCCGCCGGACTGTCGGCGACCAGCCGCCACTCCACGCTGGCGCCTCCCGAATCGCCGTCCTACGTCACGCCGTCGCGCAGCCAGGCGACGGCCAACGCGACCGCGGTCAACGCCCTCAACCGGCAGATCCTCATTGCCCAGGCCGTCGGCGTCTCCAGCCTGGTCGGCACCGCCGCCGACACCACGCCGCGCGTCAGCCATGACGACCTACTCGCGACGCGCAACGCCGTCATCGCCGCGATCGACAGCGAGTCGCTCTATTGCGATGACACCGTCTTCACCGCCCTGCAGTCCGCCCGCGCCGCCGTCTGGAAGGACCTGACGGCGCGCGCGAAGGACAGCGCCCGCCTGCGCACCATCACCGTGCCAGAAGTGATGCCGGCGCTCGCCGTCGCCTACGACGTCTACGAAGACGCCACCCGCGATGCCGAGATCGTCGCCCGCAACCGCATCCGTCACCCCGGCTTCGTCCCCGCCGGACCGCTCAAGGTGATGACGCGATGAGCGACCCGATCAACGCCGTCCGCCTGCTGGTCAACGGCACCGAATACGGCGGCTGGAAGTCGGTGCGCATCGCCGCTGGGATCGAGCGCCAGGCGCGTGACTTCGATCTCGACGTGACCGACCGCTGGCCGGGGCAGACCGAGATTCCTCGCCGTATCCAGCCAGGCGACCCGTGTCAGGTTTACATCGGCGAGGATCTGGTCTTGACCGGCTACGTCGACGCGACGCCAATCCGCTACGACGGCAAGAGCGTCACCGTCGGCGTCAAGGGGCGCAGCAAGACCGCCGACCTGGTCGATTGCTGCCCGATGCCGACCGGCAACAGCACGGCGCCCGCGCTCGGCGCCGGCGGCCAGTGGGCCGACGTCAAAGGGCCGGACGGCAAGACCGGCAAGGTCATCGCGGCGCCGGCGAAGAGCGCGAACCAGTGGCGCAACCTGAAGCTGGAAGTGATCGCCGCCGCGCTGGCCGCGCCGTACAACGTCCGCGTGCTGAGCGAGATCGACACCGGGCGCCCGCTGCCGGACCATCAGGTGCAGATCGGCGAGACGGTGTTCGAGTCGATCGACCGCATGATGCGCTTGCGTCACGTGCTATCTACCGACAACGCCCAGGGCGACCTGGTCTTCGTCGACGTCGGCAGCACCGGCACGGCGGACACGGCGCTGGAAATCGGCCAGAACCTGCTGGCCGGTAGCACCGAACTCGATTACAAGGGCGTCTTCTCGACCTACATCTGCCTCGGCCAGCGCACCGGCACCGACGAGCAGTACGCCGCCGACGTCGCCGAAGAGGAGGGCGAGGCCAGCGACGAAAGCAGCACGACGGTCACCGGAGAGACGGCGACGGCCAGCGACGCGCGCGCCAAGCGCCGGCGCATCCTGGTGATAAAGCAATCCGGCCAGGCCGACGAAGGCACCTGCAAGGACCGCGCCGAATACGAGCGCGCGCACCGTGCCGCCAAGGCGCTGGAGACCAATTACACGGTAGGCGGATGGCGTCAGGAATCCGGAAAGCTGTGGCAGCCGAACCTGATGGTGCGTGTGCGCGACGCGCTGATCGGCTTCGACGCCGACATGGTGATCGCAGAATGCGCCTGGGTGCTCGACGGCAACGGCATGCGCGCCGAAATCAAGGTCGGCCCGCCGGACGGCTACCGCAGCAAGGCCGGCAAGCTCAAGACCGCAAAACAGCAATATGGCGGCGGCGCCGAATGGAGCGATGTGAAGCGATGACCGGCGATCTCGGAAAACTGCTCGCCCCGCTCGCCCGCCGCGTCGGCAACCTGCTGGCGCGCGGCAGCGTCACCGCCAGCAACGCAGCGAGGAAGATGCAGACCCTGCAGGTCGGTCTGCTCGCCGGAGAAAAGAAGGACGACGTCGAGCATTTCGAACCCTACGGCTACACCGCGCGCCCGAAGTCCGGCGCCGAAGTGCTGGCCGCTTTCTTCGACGGCGACCGCTCGCACGGCGTGGTCTTCGTCGTCGCCGACCGCCGCTATCGCCTGACGGCACTCGCCGAGGGCGAGGTCGCGCTGCACGACGACCAGGGCCAGAAGGTCCATATCACGCGCACCGGCATCGTTATTCAGAGCGCGCAGAAGGTGCGCATCGACGCCGCCGACATCGAACTGCACGCCAGCCACAGCTATTCGTGGGATGTCCATGGCTTCGGCGAGCGCTGGACATGGGTGTCCGGCACCACCTGGCAACACAAGACCTGGCAGACCGGCGCCACGGTCACCAGTTCGACGCTGTCGATCAACCCGCCGGAAGGGCCGTAACCCATGATCAACGACCAACCGCTGACCGTCACCATAGACGGCAAGCTGGTGACGCTCGGACTCGATTCCAGCGAGCCGCTGGTGCGCGCCGTCATCATCAGCCTGTTCACCTGGCGCCGCGCTCGCCCCGACGACGACCTTCCCGGCGATCTGCGCATGGGCTGGTGGGGCGACAGCGTGCCGGAGATCCCGAACGACCGCATCGGCTCCCGGCTGTGGCTGCTGTCGCGCGCCAAGCTGACCGCCGGGACCGTCGCCAGGGCGAAAGAATACGCCGAGGAGGCGCTCGCCTGGCTGGTCGAGGACGGCGTTGCCTCCCGCGTGGTCGTCGAATCCGAGCGCATCGGCCTGACCACGCTGGGGCTGGCCTGCCGCATTTACCGGGCTTCCGGCGGCGCGCCGCTCGCCATCCGCTTTTCCGACGTCTGGGAGTTCCTGAATGTATAGCCGCCCGACCCTTTCCGAAATCGTCACGCGCACCCGCGCCGACCTCGTTTCGCGCCTTTCCGCCGACGACATCCTGCGCCGCGCCGATGCCGACGTCTACGCCCGCGTCCTCTCCGGCCTCGCGCACGGCCTTTACGGCTATGTCGACTACCTGGCGAACCAGATCATCTACGATACCGCCGAAGCGGAATTCCTCGCCCGCTGGGCGTCGATCTGGGGCGTCACCCGCAAGCCGGCGTCCACCGCCACCGGCAGCGTTACCTTCGCGGTTTCCAGCGGCGCCGTGATCCCGTCCGGCACGCTGCTGCAGGCGCTCGACGGCGTGCAATACCAGACAACCGCCGATGCCACCGTCACCGTGCCAACCGCCACCGCGTCCGTGGCCGCGCTGGTCGCCGCCGCCGCTGGCAACCGGACCACCGGCCAGACCCTGACGCTGACCTCGCCGATCGTCGGCGTGCAGAGCAGCGCCACGGCCGGCGCCCTGACCGGTGGCGCCGATCTCGAAAGCGACGACGATCTGCGCGCCCGCCTGATCGACCGCATTCAGCAGCCGCCCCACGGTGGCGACGCGCACGACTACGTTACCTGGGCGCTCGAAGTGCCCGGCGTCACCCGCGCCTGGTGTTTTCCGCTGGAGCTCGGCGAGGGCACCGTCACCGTGCGCTTCGTGCGCGACGATGATGCCAGCCTGATCCCGGATGCCGGCGAGGTCGCCGCGGTGCAGGCCTACATCGACGCCCTGCGCCCGGTCACCGCCGCCGTCACCGTTGTCGCCCCAACTGCCGTGCCGCTGGCCTTCAGCATCGCCGTCGCTCCCAACACCGCCGCCGTCAAGGCTGCCGTGCAGGCCGAGCTGAGCGACCTGATCGCCCGCGAGTCCAAGCCGGGCGGCACGATTTATCTGTCGCACATCCGCGCAGCGATCAGCGCCGCGGTCGGCGAAGACAACTACACGATGAGCGCGCCGAGCGCAGACGTGACCAACACCGCCGGCAACATGACGACGCTGGGAACGATCACATGGCTGTAAGCGCCACCGACTACCTGCGCCAGGCGCAGGCGCTGCTGCCCTTCGGCCCGGCCTGGCAACGCGACGACGATGCGCCGTTGACCCGGTTGCTGGACGGCCTGTCGCTCGAGCTCGCGCGCCTCGACGCCCGTGCGCTGAACCTGCTGGAAGAGGCCGACCCGCGCGTTACCGCCGAACTGCTGGCCGACTGGGAGCGCGTCGCCGGGCTTCCCGATCTCTGTTCCCTGATCGCCGGCGTCGTGCAGAACACGCCGCAGCGCCAGGCCGCGCTGACCGCACGTCTGACCACGATAGGCGGCCAGACCCCGGCCTACTTCATCGCGCTGGCGGCAACGCTCGGCTACACGATCACGATCACCGAATTCGACCCGCACGATGTCGAGGACGATGTCGAGGCCTTGATCTACGGAGGTGCCTGGCGCTTCGCCTGGCAGATCAATGCCGCGCTCAACACCGTTTTTGAGCTGCACGTCACCGACACCGTCGACGATGCGCTGGCGGCATGGAGCAACGCCGCGCTCGAATGCCTGATCAACGCTTTCAAACCGGCGCACACCGTGCCGATCTTCAGCTACACGTAAAAAAAGGAGAAACTCATGGATCGCGCATTTGCATCCGGAAGCTCTGCCAGCCCTCCAAGTGCTCCCGGCAGCCCTTCAATCGGTTACGCCACCGCCGGCAATCCTGGCGGCGGCACGCCCGCCACCAAGCCGGGAGCGTACTGGTTTCACATGGTCACGGAAGAATTGCGTGGCGTGATCGCTGCTGCCGGCCTGACGCCGTCACAATCCGACATCACGCAATTGCTGCAGGCCTTGCCGAACGCCCTGGCGAGCCGGCCCGAAATGGCGAAGTCGCTGGC